GCTTCTACATCTGCAAGTGCTGTCCGAGGCATGTCGTTCAATATCCTCTTCCTCGATGAATTTGCGTTCGTTCCAAACCATGTTGCAGAGCAATTCTTTGCCTCTGTTTATCCTACTATTACGTCTGGTAAATCAACGAAAGTAATTATCATCTCTACGCCTAATGGCATGAACCACTTCTATAAGATGTGGGAAGATGCTAGACGTGGTAAGAATGAATATGTAACTAACGAAGTCCACTGGTCTCAGGTTCCTGGAAGGGATAGTAAGTGGAAAGAAGAAACAATCAAGAACACGTCACCGCGACAGTTTGCACAAGAATTTGAGTGTGACTTCCTCGGTTCTGCAGACACTCTGATTAGTCCAGCAAAACTACAAAATATTCCATTCCACGACCCAATCAAATCAAATGCTGGACTTGATGTGTATGAGAGAGTGCAAAAAGATCACGAATATATTATTACTGTGGATGTTGCCAGAGGTATCGGTGGTGACTACAGTGCTTTTATCGTGTTTGATATCACCACGATGCCGTATAAGATCGTTGCAAAATATAGAAATAATGAGATTAAACCTGTACTGTTTCCCTCTGTAATTTTCCAAGTCTGCAAAGAATACAATAATCCATATGTTTTGGTAGAGGTCAATGATATTGGTGATAGTATTGCTGCTACTCTCAACTACGATCTTGAATATCCAAACGTCCTTATGTGTGCAATGCGAGGACGAGCAGGGCAAGTCGTCGGACAAGGATTCTCTGGAACGAAAACACAACTAGGTGTCAAGATGAGTGTGACCGTTAAGAAGATCGGTTGCGCCAACTTAAAAGCAATTATTGAAGAAGACAAACTACTCTTCAACGACTTTCAAATCTTCCAAGAACTTACTACGTTTGTGCAGAAGAAACAGGCGTGGGAAGCAGATGAAGGATATCATGATGACCTTGTAATGTGTATGGTATTGTTTGCATGGTTAGTCATGCAAGAATACTTCAAAGAAATGACTGACCAAGATGTCAGAAGAAGAATTTACGACGAACAAAGAAACCAGATTGAGCAAGATATGGCACCTTTTGGTTTTATTGATGATGGAATGGGTGATGATACTTTTATTGATGCAGATGGTAATCTGTGGGAGTATGGTGATAAACAAGAAGAAGTAAGTTACATGTGGAATTATTGATGGACTTATCAGATCAATTTTCATTAGAACATCTTCTTTTTAGAGAAAGAGTATGTAGATCTTGTGGTTTAAAGAAAGATTTGATAGAAGATTTTTATATGACCCGCAAAAAGAAAAAAGGACTTCCTTCTGCATATGCATATGAATGCAAAGAATGTACTGTCAAAAGAGTGATGGATACTAGAAAGAAAAGAGATCCATTCTCGGATTGGGGATACCCAGATTGGTAGTTCATGCATTGTTCACCACCTTTGAAAGATTAAAAATTCTAAATATTTACAGATCAATTATGATATCTCAAGGAGAAAAACATGGCAACGCAAGTATCGCCTGGTGTAGTAATTAAAGAGCGTGAGTTATCAAGTGCAACTATTACTGGAGCACTCAACATTATTGGTGCTTTTGCTACAACCTTCAAAAAAGGTCCTGTTGGGGAAATTACCACTATCTCAACAGAGCGTCAACTAATCGAAACATTCGGTTCCCCTGTTGCAGAAAATGCAGAGGACTGGCTCATCGCTTCAGAGTACATCGCATATGGTGGTAGACTGGCAGTTGTCAGAATCGAGAACGATGGTCTAGTAAACGCTGCTTCAGATTCTGCAACTCTAGTCAGAAATGAGACTGAGTTTGAAGCAGGTGTTGGTGGTGCAAACGCATTTCTTGCAAGATCTGCAGGAACCTGGGCAAACAACCACAAGATCTTTGTCGTAGACAGAGGTGCAGACCAAGTTCTAACTCTTGCTGAAGTTCCCGATACCAATGTTCCTGCTGCAGGAACTGCTGGTGTAGTTAACGTCGGTGGTGTAGCAAAAGCTGTTGAAGTTGTTGCATGGGATGCGACTGACAAGAAACTCACCGTCATCTTTGATGAGCAAGGTGTTGTTGCTTCTGCTGGTGACACCTGGGAGAATGGTGGAACTGATGTTAACATCGCTGCTGCTCAAGACTGGTATTCAACTGCAACAGTTGCAGTTGGTTCTGGTGAAACTCTAGCACTAAGTTCTATCGGTCCTCGTCCTGGAACTTCCAACTTCGCAAGACAGAGATATATCTTCAATGACGAAGTTCACGTAGCGGTTGTCAACACTGCAACTAATGAAGTTGTAGAAAGACTAACCTATCTTTCAAAACTAACCGACGCTAAGAGTGATGAAGGTGGTTCCATCTACTTCAAAGATGCAATCAATCTTTCCTCTCAGTATATCTACCACAAAGAAGCAGTTACTGCTGCTGGTGCTCCTAACTCAACTGACGCAGGTGAGAACTGGTATCAAGCATCTTCTGCACTATCTGCAACTGCATCTGCTCCTAAGTATTTCAAACTAGGATACGAAGTTGCTTCTGACTATGCAGTTGTTTCTGTAGAAGAAGAACTAACTGGTGGAACTGACGGAACATCCGCTCTAACATATGATTCTGGTGATGCAACCACTGCATACAATCTATTCCTAGATACCGAAGCAACTGAAGTTGACTTCGTTCTTGCTGGTGGTTCACTTTCAACTGAATCTGCAACTCTTGCTAAGTATCAAGCAGTTGTTGGCGTTGCAACTTCAAGAATGGACTGCATTGCAGTTGTTTCTCCTTATGTTGGAAACCAAGTTGGAACTGGCGGATCTACACTTTCTGCTTCACAGCAAAAGACTAAGACCCTCAACTTCCTCAACCAAATCTCCACTAACTCTTACACCATTCTAGGAAGTGGTATCAAGTATGTCTATGACAGATTCAATGATACTTTCCGTTGGATTGGAACTAATGGAGACCTTGCTGGACTTTGCGTAAGAACAAGTTCTCAGCAATTCGACTGGATTTCACCCGCTGGTCTAAACAGAGGTGGTCTAAGAAGTGCAATCAAACTTGCATGGAATCCAAATAAAGCTGATAGAGACGAACTTTATCAAGCAAGAATCAACCCAATCGTAACTTTCCCTGGAACTGGAACTGTTCTATTCGGTGACAAGACTGCACTTTCTGCACCTTCTGCATTCGATAGAATCAACGTTCGCAGACTCTTCCTCAATGTTGAAAGAAGAGTTGAGCGTGCTTCTAAGGGTATCTTGTTTGAGCAAAATGACGCAACCACACGCGCAGGTTTTGCTGCAACTGTAGGTTCTTATCTTTCTGAAATTCAGGCTAAGAGAGGTATTACTGATTATCTAGTTGTTTGTGATGAAACCAACAACACTCCTGAAGTTGTTGATCGTAACGAATTTGTTGCTGAGATCTTCATCAAACCAGTTCGTTCAATCAATTATGTTACAGTAACATTCACTGCTACCAGAACGGGTGTTTCCTTCTCTGAAGTAGTAGGAACTGCTGGTTGATTTGATCATATAACGGTAACATAAATTCTTTAATAAGAGGTAAAAAACAATGGCAATCACAAGTAACGTTTCCCAGTTTTTAGGGAAAATTCAGTCGGGCGTAAAGCCCAACATGTTCCTCGTAGATCTTCAGTTTCCAGCAAATCACCCAGATAATCCTCAAGGTGATGAGAAGGATCTAGTAGATATTCTCTGTAAGTCTGCTGGTATTCCAGCAGCTAACATGGGAGTAGTTGAAGTTCCATTCAGAGGAAGAGTAGTTAAAATCGCTGGTGATAGAACCTTCGATAACTGGTCTGTAACATTCATCAATGATAGAGACATGAAGATTCGCTCCTTCTTTGAGCGTTGGTTGGAAGCAATGAATTCACATGAAGGAAATACTTCCGATCTATTCCTACCAGACAATGGTTCTGGATATACTGCTGATCTTAAGGTCAAGCAGTTGGAAAGAGATGGTGAAGTTAACGGTAGCATCATTCGTGAGTATACTTTCAAAGATGCTTTCCCAACTAGCATTTCTCAGATCGATCTTGCATATGATGCAAATGATCAAATCGAAGATTTCAGCGTTGATTTCCAATATCAGTATTGGGAAGTTCTTTCTCAGGACAACGCAAGAAGCAATAACCTTAGTGTAGAAGGTTGATAAATAGTTGAACGCTCAACTATTGAATAGGTAATCATGAGTCAACTTTTTGGCTTCCAGATTAATCGCAAGGAGGGGCAGAGGGGTCAATCCCCTGTCCCTCCTTCTGCTGATGAACCCATCGCTGTTGCCGCTGGTGGGTATTATGGAACATATGTAGATACGGACAATCAAGCTCGCAATGAGTTTGAGATGATTCGTCGTTATCGTGACATGGCAATTCACCCTGAGGTGGATAGTGCTGTAGATGAAGTTGTAAATGAGTTTATTGTAAGTGATGCTTACGATTCACCCGTGGAAATTAATTTAGATAATCTTGAAGTTGGAGCAGGAGTAAAAACAAAAGTTCGTAATGAGTTTGAATACATCAAACGTTTATTAAACTTCGACAATCGCGCACATGAGATTGTTAGAACTTGGTATATTGACGGTAGACTATTCTACCATAAGGTTATCGATTTAGATAATCCAAAGAAAGGAATTACGGAACTTCGTTATATTGATCCAATGAAGATCAAGAAGGTCCGCCAAAAAATTGACAACAAACCGAAAGACGCTCTAGCACAAGCAGCAATCAAAGGCACTGCGCTTGAGTATGAATACGGTACATTTGTTGATTACTATCTTTACAATCCAAAAGGTTTTTATAAAGGTGGTGTTCTAGGACCAGTTGGTGACATGTCACTTTCACAGGGTGTGAAGATGGCAACAGATTCAATTACATTTGTGCCATCTGGTCTTCAAGATTTAAACAAAAGAATGACTCTTGGTTTCCTACATAAGGCAATCAAGTCACTCAATCAACTTAGAATGATTGAAGATTCACTTGTTATCTACAGACTGTCACGCGCACCTGAGCGCAGAATTTTCTACATTGACGTTGGCAATCTTCCTAAAGTCAAGGCAGAACAATACTTGCGTGATGTCATGTCTCGCTATCGCAACAAGCTAGTCTATGACGCACAGACTGGTGAGATGCGTGATGATAAAAAGCATATGAGTATGCTAGAGGATTTCTGGTTACCTCGTAGAGAGGGTGGTCGTGGTACTGAGATTACCACTCTACCTGGAGGACAGAATCTTGGCGAACTCAAGGATGTTGAGTATTTTAAAAAGAAACTCTATAACTCTCTCAATCTTCCTCCTTCTAGACTTACAGACGATAACAAAGGATTTAATCTTGGTAAAACCACTGAAGTCCTCCGTGACGAACTCAAGTTTACCAAGTTTATCGGAAGACTTCGTAAAAGATTTAGTGAACTCTTCCACGATATTCTCAAGACCCAACTTATCCTCAAAGGAGTAATTGCTCCCGAAGATTGGGATGATATGAAAGAGCATATTCAGTATGACTATCTCTTTGATAATCACTTCAATGAACTAAAAGAAATTGAAATGATGAACCAAAGAATGATGTCTGTTACTCAGATGGATCCTTTTGTTGGAAAATATTTTTCTGTTGAGTATGTCCGTCGTCATATACTTGGTCAGAAGGATTCTGACTATAAGGAAATTGATAAGCAGATAAAGAAAGAGATTGCTTCTGGTCTTGCTATTGATCCAGCGCAAACAAATATGCTTGACACTATGTCACAGCAAAATACTGCATTCCAACCTGAAATTGGAGAAATTCAAGCACAAGATGCTGCGGAAAGAGAAGCAGAAGCTGCTGATGCTGGGGTAGATCGAGAGATCAAAAAAGCAAAGGCAATGCCTAAACCTTCACCAACTACTAAATAAAATATACTGAATTATTATTATGTCAGAACAGAATGATAGAGTACACTTCCCTGGCGAAGTAAATATCGTTGATAAAATCAACGACAATGACAGGGCATCTGCTATTGATGCAATTCATGATCTGCTTTTTGCTAAAGCATCTGATGCTATGGCAACTTATAAGCAGGTTGTTGCGAAGACATTCTTTGATGAACCAACCGAAACGGAAACTACAGATGAAACTGATAACGGAAACGATTGAAGACGTTAAACTCCTTACTGAGGAGAAAGACGGTAAAAAACTTCTTTACATTGAAGGAGTGTTTCTACAATCGGAACTAAAAAATCGTAACGGTCGTATGTACCCCTTTGAAGTTCTCAACCGCGAGGTAGAGAGATACAACGAAGAGTATGTACAATCGAAACGTGCTCTAGGTGAACTCGGTCACCCTGATGGTCCCACCATCAATCTTGATAGGGTCTCTCATAGAATTATTTCTCTAAAAGCAGAGGGTAACAATTTCATTGGTAAGGCACAAATCCTTGATACCCCTATGGGTAACATTGCCAAGAACCTTCTAAGTGAAGGCGTTCAGTTGGGAGTTTCCTCTCGTGGTATGGGAAGCATCCAAAAGAAAGAAGACTGCAACGTTGTTGCCGACGACTTTATGCTAACCACTGCTGCTGATATTGTAGCAGATCCTTCCGCACCTGATGCATTTGTTAATGGAATTATGGAAGGCAAAGAGTGGGTATGGAGCAATGGAATTTTACAAGAACGTGAAATTGCTAAATATCAAAGATACATGGATGAAGCAACACGCCGCACCATGGAAGAGAAAACCCTTAAAGTTTTTGAGCATTTTCTCTCAAATCTTTGATTCTATAAATAATATTATAATAATTATAAACGGAAAACACGAGGTAAACTCAAATGTCAGATATGCTTAACGAAAAGTTTGAGGAGTTTGTTACCGAGCAAAAGGTGATTGTAGAAGCTGGCGATCCAATGCCAACGGTTTCTGCTAACGTTATCCCTGGCACTGGTAGTGAGCCCTCTCAGGTTTCTGACGCACAGACTAGTTCTGCTAGCGGAAAGGATCCTGCTCCCACAGTACAACCAGGCGTTGCTCCTGGACAATCTGCTGCAGCAGATCTAGGTGGTACATCCACCACTCCTAACGAGCACGATGATGACGGAGAGGAGAATCCTGGCGCTAAGGCTGCTGCTCCTGTTTCACAAGTATCTGGCGATCCACAACAACGTGCTAAAGGTGGTACTGATCCACAACCTTCAGTTGGCGCAGATGTTGCATATGCAACTAGCACTGGTCCTGCAGTTAGTTACCCAATTAAACCATCGTTTGAATCTCTCGATGTTTCCGCTGACGTTGCCGCTCTAGTAGAAGGCACAGAACTCTCTGAAGAGTTCGCTGAGAAAGCAAAGACCATTTTTGAGGCTGCTGTCAAAGCGAAAATCTCTGAAGAGTA